CCTGCATATATTACTTATCAGCCTATGTTTCACGTAGCTGTTAAGAAGCAGTTTGATTTAATGAACGGTATTGGTGCTAAAGGTGATGATAAGGTAAGTGCTCATGTACAGCATCTTGCAGCAGGTAAACTAGCAGAACTAACAGCTATGCCTGAGGATAATTCTATAGTACTACGTGTAGGCCTAAGTGATGAGGCCAAGAGCGTACAGCAAGGGCTAATGGAGCAACTAGCTAGGACAGCAGATATTCAAATGCAAAGACTAGCCAACGGTGAAAGTATTACAGATGTGCAAAAAATAGGCATAGATTTTATAGATGTTCCTATTGACACCCCTTAAGTGAGGAATTTGTATGAGTAATTTAATTAACGCACCAGAGAAATACACTTTTAATATAGACGACGCTTTAGATGTAGTTAACTTATCGTTTGCTGGATATACGCCATCATCAGATGCATTAGAGTTTTGGAATATAGCTAGATTAATAAAGGGTGAAGATTTCGAAGTTGATAACCCACTACTACACTACTGGATGATAGACCTAGTATTTGGTAATATAAAAAGAGAAGATTACCCCTACTCTGAAGAGATAAACAGTAAGATAAAGATAAACAACAGAAAAGTAGCTTTAATGCTGAGTCGAGGACTTGCGAAAGCCTTGACATTGGATAGTAATATAAAAACACCTTCTGGTGATGTCACTATGGGAGATATCCAGATTGGTGATAGTGTATACGATAGAGATGGTAAAGTATGCACCGTCACTAACAAAAGTCAAGTGTTCTATGATAAACCGACATACAAAATGACCTTGGCGGATGGTAGGGTCATTAAGATGTCTCCAGACCATATAAATATAGTCTGGAAAAGGCACACCAAATATATAAAAGGTACATCTCACAGAATTAAAGGCAAACAAGTAGGTACTAAAGCTATAGGAGGGTTGGCTGAGGTTAATATGACAACTACTGAACTTATATCTGCTGGACTGCACACCAACAGAAAGGTTTCATCTAAAAACCCTAAAGGCAGGGAACTTAAGTATTTCATACCTCTAATGTCTACTACACCTAGCTACCCTGAGCTTGAATTTGGGTTTGACCCGTATACTACTGGGGTTATTCTTGGGGATGGTTACATAGATCCGACTTGTGGGTATACGCGTATAACTTCGCATATTGATGACGTACCCACTTACATGCAACACATACCTTATGAATTAGGCACCATGACTAAGAAGTATATTGATGGTGTTGAGTCGCCTTGTGTTATGTTTGGTCTTTTAGGTCAAGGACCTACTATAAAAAAATTGATAGGTTGTGAGATAAGCTATACCAAGAGAGTCCCTTATGCCCTTAAAAACGGGTCTTTTGACCAACGACTAGAAGTATTGAAAGGTCTTATGGATACTGATGGTACGATAGGTAAACAAGGCTCTAGGTCTTTCTCAAGCACCAGCATAGGTTTAGCTGAAGATGTTAAGGATATTGTACAAAGTTTAGGGGGTACTGCTTATATTACTAGCCAGCCTACTCCCAGCCCCTTCGGTATCTCTTATAGAGTGAACTTCCAGATAAACAGGAGTGTCTTTAAACTACCTAGAAAAGCTGCTAGAGAGGGCGACTTTACTGTTAAAGATGCTAGAGTTGGTATTGAGAGTATTGAATTAATTGAGAGTGCCCCTACTCAGTGTATAACTGTAGATAGCCCAACCCAGTCATTTCTCACAGACGGTTGGACAGTGACACATAACTCAACAACGCTGACACTATTTCTACCCCTATATATAGCGATAAAAGGAAGTATGCCAAGCCTAGGTAAGGTAGGCTTTATTTTAGGTATAGGGGATAGTCAAGAAGGTTCTGCTAAAGTTATGGCTAATACTATTAGAGATACTTGTGAAGAAAGTGCATTCTGTAAAGACTATTTTGAAAATATGCGGTTTACGGATCAGCATTGTGAATTTTTACGCAAAGGTACAGGCCCAGAAAGCAAAAGGTCTATGATGTTTCAGGTTAAAGGTGCTCAAGGAGGTATTAGAGGGATTCGACATAAAGGCGCCCGTGTAGATCTTATAGTTGCGGATGATATTGTAAAAAATGAATCAGATGCTGCTTCTACTACTATAATGAACGCTATTAAAAATACTATCTATTCTGATGCTATTAACGCTTTAAAAGGTCAGGGCGGTAAAGTTATTTTAATTGGTACCCCAATGAATAAAGTTGATGTTGTATATTCTGCCGTTGAGAGTGGATCTTGGACACCGATAGTTATTCCAATATGCCAAAACATATCTAGTGATCTAAAAGAGGCTGATTTTATAGGCTCATGGCCTCAAATGCATAGTTATGAGCGGGTTATGGAACGGTATGCAGATGCTGTAGGTTCTGGTAGTACTAGGTCGTTTAATCAAGAATTGATGCTTCGTATTAGTTCTGAGGAAGACAGAATGATCCAAGATGGGATGATTCAATGGGTGGATAGAAAAGATATAGAAAAGAGGTTAGGTAACTTTAAAGTGGTTATAACTACAGACTTTACAACAACTAGTGAAGCCAACTCTGATTTTAGTGTACTTTTAGTATGGGCTATTAGTAGTAACGAGGATTACTTTTTAATAGATATGTGTGTAAGAAGGCAAAGTATAGGGCAGCAATATTCTGAATTATTTAGGATGCTGCGTTACTGGGGTAATAAAACTAGCTTAGGTATAGAGGTTGGTGTTGAAATTGACGGTAACCAGACGGCTCATATTTTTGCATTAAAACAGATGATGATAAAAGAGAATGTGTTCTTTACTTTTGCTAGACAGAAGGGAGCACCTTTAGGTAGGGAAGGTATATTAAGTAGAGCTGGTGGCAGTAAGCATGAAAGGTTCCGTTTGATGATGCCTTTACTGCAGAACCACAAATTTTTCTTTTCTAATGAGCTCAAAGAAACACCTGACATGGTAGAAGCGCTAAACGAACTAAGGTACGTCAGTTATACAGGATTTCTTAGTAAGCATGATGACTTTTGTGACGGGCTTAGTCAGTTAGGTAGTATGCAAATATATTTACCTATGAAAGGCGACTCTTTAACTTTAGTAACTAAAAAGCACCAGATGTGGGGATTTGAAGATAAATATGAGGAAGAACCAAATGCATATGACGGATATTAAAATACCAACAATAATTATAGAGGGTGGAATAGGTAAGCATGTAATGTTTACAGCGCTTATACCTAAGCTGTATGAGAAATATGGGAAGTTTAACTTGGTAAGTGCATATCCTGATGTGTTTTCCGGATATGGAGATTATATCAATGTAAATACAGAGTATAGTAACCTTAAAAAGAAGTTTGTATCTGATGTGTCTTCAGAGTTTATCTTCAGAGAACCTTATAAAGGTAATTTTGCATTACACAAGAACAAGCACTTATTAGACGCTTGGGCTACAGAACTAGGTGTGGTATATAATGGAGAACTGCCAAAGATTAAATTTGATTATACAAGTAATACATCTATTACAGAAACAATAAGTAAATTACTAGATTCTGAGCTAAAAGATGATTTTATTATAGTACAATTTACTGGCGGGCAATCACCTCTCAATTTTAACTCAGATAGTTCTTATAGATATAACAGTATGATTGACAAGAGAAACTACCCTTTACACTACGCTAAGTACTTGATTAGACGGATTAAAGAGGAATACCCTAACTTAGCTATCCTTGACTATAGTTTACCTAATGAGTATCCTAAGATTGACGGTACAGTGAGAACTACTATGCCATACCTTGGGTATTACGAGTTGGCTAAACGGGCTAAAAAAGTAATCGGTATTGATAGTAGTCTACTGCATATAGCAACAGCCGCTAAGGCGGATGTTATAGGGTTATACGGCGGAATTCCTGCGTGGGAGTTTGGGTACAGTAACAATACCAATTTAAGTAATTTTAAAGGCGGTGACTATTCTGAAGATAATCCCAGTTATATAGGCATCGACCCAGAAACTATTCTTAAAGAGATATAATGTATGTACTTAGGGATAAAGTATTTTTACATATGGTAAAAACAGCAGGCATTAGTGTGCACCAAGCAATTAATGAATCAAATCAACCTTTGTTGTTTAACCAAAGACATCTCAGTATTGATTGTATGCCCCAACGACATCGAGAGTTACCACGATATACTGTTATTAGAGAACCACATAAATGGTATGAATCATTTTATAATTTTT